CCGAATCCATTGCCGTCTACATCCATACACGGTACTGCTCCTCCTGCTGCACTATTGAATGTTTCTTCAATAGATGTTGGTACTGTCATATCTGACCCAGAAGGAAATACTACAATTACTTGTCCAGTCGTTGCAGCGCTTATCGTTCCTAATGCTGATAGCACACTATCTAAGTCTGAACCTGATCCGCTAGCTTGTAAGGTAGCTGTTGCACCACCTGCTAAACTAATAGAAGTACTTCCTACATCTCCACTCTTAAATTTATAGAATGGTGATGATGTGTTTGCTGTATAGGCTGTAACTTCTGGCGGTACATCACTATTGACTGTACTACCACCCATCACTCCTAAATAATTAGCTCCAAAGCCGGCATCTGAGCCGTATGTAGAAGTATAAACGTATACTAATCCATAATCTGCTGATTGTGCAACTACTACTGAAGCTGTGTCTGTTCCTGTTTTGCCGAAAGCATCGGTTGCTGTTACTGTGAATGTATATGTACCAGCTGCTAAGGCGCTATTTGCATCTATATCCCATGAAGTTCCATTTGCATTGTTAGATGTTGCTGTAAAATCAGAAGCATTAGTACCTGATAAAGCTAATGTTATTGGATAATCTGATTCTGTATCTGAAACTGATACTGTAGCACATAATACTCCATTTGCTATGTTATCTGATTCTAAACTTCCTTGTTCACTTACTGTTACTGAAGGGCTACTATTAGCAACAACGTTAACTGTTACACTTCCTGATCCTATATTACCGTATTGATCTTGGAAATTGATAGTAGACACTATAGTATCGCCTGAGCCTGTTGTTGAACCGCTTATATGTGTTCCTAATGATAGATTACCTGAACTATTTACATTTATTGCTGCATTAGAAGAAGTAAATGCTGCTACTACTTGAGATCCATAGTTTGGAGAGTAGCTTACCCCTACATCTGCTTGAGTTCCTGTTCTACCATTTGATGATATTTTAATCTCGTCACCGTTCTCTGCAGATTCTATTACTCTAAATGTGCCATTAGTTGAAAGCGACCCTACTACTGCCTGAGATATAGTAAATGTATGAGTAGATGTACGAGAAGCGAACCCTTCAGCGTCAGCTATAGTAATACCAATTGTATAACTACCTGCTGCTAATGCTGATGTCGCTCGGATTAGGTATGTATCGCCTGATTTAGTATCAGATACATTATTACCCTGGTCATCGAAAACAAATGAATTGTGATCTATTCCATTTCCTTCTGCATCACTAAATGATACTGAAACTAGGTTATTACCGGGTATTGCTTTGTTAGTATTTTGATTAGCAGTCGTATTAGTAAATGTAATACTTGGTGCTGTATTGTCTGTTATGTTTACTGTGAATGCTTGAGTGGCTTGAGTACCAAAAGTATTGGTTGCTGTTACTATTCCGCTTAATTGATCTCCACCTACATCAGCAGAACCAGATATATCTCTTGCTATAGTTAAATATCCAGTTGAACTTATATTAAAGTCGTTAGATGAGCTAACTGCCCACGTTACTGATTGATTAGCAAGGAATCTAGAAGTAGTTCCTGAGTATCCATTACTATTATCGTATATATTGTTTCCATTAACAGCTGATTCGATTACATACAATGATGTATCTCCAGTTATTGTAGGAGCTGTGTCATCACTAATAGGTATGCTTATAATACCTGTATCAGATCCATTATTATATGGGTCAGTTACTGTTACTTCGTACTTATATTCGTTTATTAAATCAGAATTTAAAAATACTGCATTCTTTCTCGTTACTACACCTGTTGTAGATATATTAAATGCATCTTCTGTTGGGTCTGTAGCTTGGGAAGTACCGCCATATGAACCAGTTACTACTTCTCCACCGTCTAATTCTAAACTATGTAATCTAGCACTTTTGAATGTTATACTATCACCTTCAGGATCTGTAGCTGTGGCAGTTCCTGCTGTTGTTCCTGCAGAACTATTTTCATTTAAACCAGTTATAGTCTGATTATTAACTGATGGTTGGGTATTATCAGTTACATTTATAGTAATAGGTAAAGCTGTAAAAGAATCTGCATCATCACCTGCTTCATAATGTGCATCTGATGCTGTAATCGACATATTATAAGAAGTAATACTTTCATAATCTAAAGAAGCAGTTACTTGATTAATAGCTACATAAGTGCCATACTTAATAATGCTAAAATGTCCGTTACTATCTGAACCTGAGTTAATAGTAATGGTATCACTCTCTGAATCTGTGAAATAAATTTTAGTAACTTCACCTGCACTTGCATTTTCATTTCTAGAGGTAGTAAATGATGATATTTGATTACCAGAAATACTATTCTCTCTTAATATAGGAGCAGCATTAGGTGTAACTCTAATATATATAGTCTTAGTAGAAGAAGCACCAATTGTATCCGTTGCTTTTACAATAACTGGGTGTGCTAATGTTCCGTCTCCTCTATTATCTGTATTAAATGCTGTTGCTGTTGGTAATACTTTTAATTTAAGTACTCCTCCTTCGATTACTACGTAATCATCTGTATAGCTACCATCAATACTAAACGTAATTGTCTGAGATTCTGCATCTGAGCCAGCTAAAGTAACAACAGATGAACCACTTACTGTGTATTCCTCTATTACTTGATTTCCTGTAGTTATAGAAGGGGCTGTATTAGGGTAAAAGACCGCTGTTAAGAAATCTTCTATCGTTCCTGTGCTTCCAGGGTTAAAAGAGTTAAATAACGGGTGATCTGTGTTAGATACTACTCTATTACCGTCAAATTGGTTATTAAATGCTGATTGTTCAGTACCATCTGGGTTCATAAACTTAACAGAACCAGAAGTCACATATAAATGTCTAAATGGTGCTGCTGCACTACCTAAATCGTTAATACTTGACTCTGGTATGATACTTCCGCTAACTGTTTGGTTACCTATAAAGGTATTTGAACCAGAAGTAGCGTAAGAACCTGTTTTTGAATTTAACCCACTGATATCTGAGTGAGATCCTACTGCATATGAAGAAGTAGCAGCTAATAGGCCGTCTACTGTGTTTTGTATTGAACTAGTAAAGGTATTTAAACCGGTAACATCAGATTGCTCTGATCCAGTTATAAATCCTAAGTTAATTATCTGTAAAGACGATGATATAGTACCTGCAGAAGTAACAGAACCACCAGAACCGAAGCCTAATGATGCTGCTGATGCAGAAGTTATATATCCTAAGTCAGATATCTGTGTAGATCCTGATATAGTACCGTCTACTGCTGATGTTAAGAATGATCCGGTAACACTATTAATATGATTTACTTGAGATTGTATAGAACCTGTAAAAGTATTAATTGAAGTTATGTCTGAATGTGATCCTACAGCGTATGATGATGTAGCTGCTAATAAACCATCTACTTGACTCTGTATAGAGCCAGAAAAGACGTTTAATCCTACTACATCTGCTTGTTCTGAACCGGTTATGAAGCCTAATCCAGCTATTTGTAATGATGAAGATACTGTTCCTGCTGATATAGTAGATCCTCCTTCACCAAATCCTGCTAATGCAGCAGATGCTGATGTTAAGTAACCTAAATCACTTACTTGTTGAGAACTACTAATGATTCCGCTAGGGGTATTGATAATATCTGAGTATATACTACCGGTTATGAACCCTAAGTCTATTATCTGTGCAGAAGATGATACTGTTCCAGCATTTACTACAGAAGCTCCTCCGAATCCTAAGTCAGATATCTGTTGCGATGATGATATAAGGTTAGTTGGTGTGTTTAATACAGAACTATACTCTACAGAACCAGAAAATATATGTCCTCCGACAGCTACAACTACATGTCCTGTTGAATTATCATCAAAAGTTACCTTTATATTATTATTATCTAATAATTGAGTAGAAGCAGGTATATATTGGAATCCATTCTCGTCATAAACTGTTACATTTACGTTCTGAGTGTTAAAACTATGGGTAATACTTACAGATCCTGTTTGATCAAAGTCTGATCTTATAGAACTTATAGTATCTACTGCAATACCAGTTAATCCTGAACCGTCTCCCTTAAAGGCTGATGCTGAGATTAGCCCTGTACCGAAGTTTACTGTAGTATCCAGTAAATTAGTCGATATCTGACTAGAACCAGACATTATGTTATTAGGAATATTTACTAAGTCTGGATAAGTTGAACCAGTTATATAGCCTAATGTACCTACTTGTGCAGAAGAGCTAATAATACCACCTGGAACGTTGGTTAAATCTGAATATCTAGCGATATCTGAGGAAGTAACGAATCCTAAGTCAAGTATTTGCTTAGATCCACTTAATACGTCCTTTCTGTATCCTAAATTGTATATTTGAGCTGATGCTGAAATAACATCTTTGTTATATCCAAGTGCATCTATCTGTAATGAAGAGGATATAATGTTGGAACTATCAGCTTTTAGAAAATATGATGAGGTAGCAGCATTTAAGTTAGCTATACTACCTGTTACTGCCTCTATTCTTTCTACTCTTTGATCATTAGACTGAGTATAAAGGTTAATAGATGCAGAATGAAGTCTTAATGAACCAATATTAGGATTAGCTCCTGCTTGAAGCGAATCTATCGTAGCCATTACATCTCTACCGTTGAAAGTAAGTTGAGATCCAGTAATATTAAATGAACCAGTTAGATTTAGACTTTCAGCACCAGGAACTAATTGAGTCTGAGCGACTCCTCCCTTCATGAAAGCTAATGATCCTGATAATGCGCCGGTAAACTTCGCCATTTGTTAAATTAGTTTATTAAATCTTTTTGAAACCCGGCATTTATGCGCCATTTTATATAAATAGGTAGTGATGTTAAAGATTACTCTCTGTTTCAGCACCGAATTTTAATTCTCCTTTGGAGTAGAACTTTTTACTATTATGTGCATGTGCATTAATGGCGTCAGTTATGATATGCCCTAGTAATTTAATACTAAATTCTGTTTTTATGATTCTATCGTTACCTTGAACTATCTCTGCTGAGGTAGTATATGTATCTATTTGTGCTCTGAATGAAAACTTACTTGGATCTCCCCAATAGGAGTCAGATGCAAAGTTAATACCCTCTACAATCTTATTATTCTGCTCTACATAGTCAGTATATATGATACATGAGTAAGTAATATTAACATAATCAGGTATAGCAACTGCATAAAATTCTTTAACGGCTTTTCTATTGTTTAATATCCCAAATCTATCGTATACATTCTTCTTAGAGAACTTTTTTTCGTATATTCCATAGTTCATTGGATTATTACCGTCCATTTTATTTCCTAACTGTCTATTCTTCTCTAAACTGTCTCTTCTAAAGACTATCAGGGGTGCTTGCATCTTACCATTCTTATCACGGTAATAACCGTCTTTCTGCATGGATGCCCAACGTTCAGGAGAACCATATACAAGTGGTACCTTTATGTTTTTAGCGTTCTGAGTTACGGTTGGTTGAAGTACTTCATTAAAGTAGTAGTATATAGCTTCATCTATATCTTTTATACCTACAGAAAAGTTTTTTACTTCGTCATCTTTACGGCTTACTTGTTTAGCTCTATCTTGTTGATCAGTAGGGCCGCTTTTTTGTCTTACCTCTCCTGATTCTGGAGAGTAAGCTTTAAATTGCTGTCTTCTAAGTTCTTCTTGTGACTTAGGTATAGGTTTTTTATCTGCCATCTTATCTAACTTCTGTTAATCCTACCTTATCTGCTCTTGTTAAGTGACAATCTACTATAATAGACAAAGAAGATCCAAATCCACTACCTGCTAAGTTGTAAGACTTATCTCTACCTAAGAAAAGAGTATTCTCTCTTACTGTATCTACTTCATAATAGTCATTGTGCCATTCTACTATATCTCCAACTTCAGGAACCATATTAGCATCGACTAAATCTTGTCTTATGAATGCAAATGATGCTTCTCTACCTAAATCAGGACCAAATTCTTGAATATCTACTACTTGATCACCTCTAGTTATTAAACAAGCAAGCTTTAATGCGTTCCAGTAAGATTTCTGTAATGCTTCGCCATATAAATTAACATCTGTATCTTCTAAACTGAGTTTATGGTACAATACCTGTTGTTCTACTATGTCTTGTAGTAGTTCACGGTTAATGTTGACTAATAAGTCAAAGTCTCTGTTAGATCCAAATAGCATTACTTCTCTTCTATTGTATTTTCACCTACCTCTATTGCTACTATACTACTATATTTAGAAGTAGCATTTGCTTTTAGTGCTGCAAAAGCCTCTGCAGGCTCTTTTTGGCTTATTATTTTAATTTTATATGTTGCCTTATTAGCATCTGAGTTTTCTGATGCAATAGTACAAGTTGTTACTCCAGGTAATGCTCTTATTGCATCATCATATCCAGAAGGTCCATCGTCACTAAAGGTTATTTGAACCATAGCTTCGTAAGTTCTGTATTCTATTTCTAATATGATATCTGTTAACTTCATTAACCTACGTATATAGTCATTGGTATTGACTTCAAAGTATTTTGAACGTCTTCTGCTTCTTTAGCTTGCGCTTCTAATTGAGCAGTTCTACCAGTTGATGTTAAAGTCTCTCTGAGTTGTGTAAGTAGAGCTATTTTTTCTGCTCTTGCATCAGTTAATAAGTCTGCTTGATTCAAAGTAGCCTCGGAACCGGGAACAGGTACTGTTTGGTATTTACCTCTTACATACCCTAATACCTCTTTTGCAAGAGCTAGAGTATAGTTAAACACCCATTGACGTCCTACACTATTAATATGACTATATTTAGGGTTAGTATATGGTACTTCAGATATACTTGTTATCAAGGAAGCATCATTATTATAGTTTATCTTACCTTTATCTGCTACACTGTAATATTCAAACCACATTTTACCTTCTCCGGCAGGAATAGGAAATAATTTTAATTGGTTATTTACTAGTTCAAACGTATAAGTAGATTTTCTTATTTGATCATTAAATTCAATTGCTTGAGTTTTTAATATATCATATGAAGTAGGCATCATTAAAAAGTTAACACCGGGGCTGAAACTACCAAAGTCAAAAGCAGTCATTAAAGACTGTACTCCTGTTCCTGTTCCAGCATATGGATCAAAGTATCTTAGTATTGCAGGAGGTGCTTGATAAAAAACTCTCCTTACTTCTATACCTCCTTGTATTCCTTCATCTATCGCCCATTGATTTAAATCGTATGATTGTTTGTTCTTTTTGACATCTAAAGAACCACTATGTTTAGTCACATTACCTCCAACGCCTGCTTCAGTACCATAGTGTTTAGACATCTGAATGATACGGTTAAGTGATGGATCAGTTAATTGATTATTCATTAGACTACCTGTAGAAGATCCTTCTAAGTTAAGGTAGTTTTCTCTAATCTTATATTGAAAGACTTCATTTCCGTAAGTAGTTACTGCTTCTTCAAAGCAAGCAAACATTTGTTCTTGTTGTAATTCAACATCCATTAGTGGATACCCAAGTCGAGTACCTACAAATTTAGCTACTTTTACAGCATCGGTCTGAAAGGAGGAATCGGTATCATAGAATCCAAAAGGAGTATCTCCTGTATTGAAGGATGCTGAGCCGTTCCATATAGTTACATTTGCCATTGCTTAGTTTTACTTATAAATAGCGGTTAGTCTCTGAAGGTCTTGTACACTTCCAAAAGAGGTGCAACAATATCATGCCTATGATTCTGTGCTAATGAGTGAGTGACGAAACCTTTTACTTGTTCTTCTAGTCTAGAAAGGAATGAAAATCCAGTTTCTCTCTTATCTCTTAAATCGATTTGAGCCATATCTCCACATATACACATCTTAGAATTTTTCCCTAATCTACCTATAACTGTTTCCATTTGAGAATGAGTTACGTTTTGTGCTTCATCAACTATTACAAAAGAGTTTAAGAATGTTCTACCTCGCATGAATGCAAAAGGTACTATTTCTATATTACCTGCTTCCATTTCCTTCTTTACCTTCTCTTCATTATATAACATGAATAAGTTGTGATAGATAGGTGCTAACCAAGGGTCCATTTTAGCCTGAAGATCTCCTGGTAAGAAGCCTATATCTTCTTTAGCCACAGTAGGCCTTGTTATAATAATCTTATCTATACGTTTGGTAAATAGTAGATCTAAAGCTACTTGTGTTGCTACTAGCGTTTTACCGCTACCTGCCATTCCTTTTAGTACTGTTACTGGATTGTCTAGTATTAATTTTTTTGCTTCTTTTTGTTCATCATTTAGTTGAACGTTAAATTTAATTGGGCGTTTTGGTCTTCTTTTTTCGACGAAAACTTCGTCGGTGTGAGGTTTACTTGCCATATGTCTTTTATAAATTAAGAAAGAATCTTTTATTACTTATAAATAGGACATAAAAAAAGAGGCCCGAAGGCCTCTCTTAATATTACTCTAAGGGTTAATCCTAGATCTGATCTAAGTCAGAGATAAAGATTTTTCCGTAGAATTCAGGTCTGATCATCTTCTTAGCGTAACGAGTCATTAAACCTTTTCTTGGAGTGAAGGTTTCTGGATCGTATACTAGAGGAGTCATCATTAATGGTACATAAGGAGCATATACAGCACCTGCTTCCAAGAACTGAGAACCTCTATATCCCATAAGGATTGTGTTTTCAGTCATGTAAGGGTTTTTGTATACTTGGAATCTTGAAGCTAAGCTTCCGATTCTTTGTACTCCCATTGCAAACTTATCTTGGTTTCCGTCAGTTTGTGCAGCATATCCAGGAATTGATTCTAGGATTGTAGCAACTGAAGGAGAACATACTAGGAAGTTAGCACCACCTCTTAATGTTTTCTGGTGAATCTTGTTAGATACTTTTTGGATTTTAGTTCCTAAAGTTTGGAACCATTGTCCTTGAGTATTGTAGAAATCAGAAGTAGCAGCAGTCCATGCACCACCTTGGAAGTTCTTGTTGTTTTCAACAGACCATCTTTCAGTAGTTACGGCACCTTTAATCAACATATCTAAGATCTCTAAATCGATTTCCATAGAAATGTATTCACTTAATAGTGAAGTCAATTCTGCTTCTGCATCGATTGAGTGATATGCGTTAAGGTCTTGTGCGAATTCTGGTGTCCATTGCGCCTTTAGCTTTCTTGTCTTAGCGACAATTGCCTCTGATTGCAATTTAACATCGATTTCTGGAATACTAATTGAAGTATCAACAGCTACAGTTGAATCAGCCTCAAAGTCACCTCTTGTGTTATCAGTTGGTTGTTTGTGGTAGATTACTTGTACGTTATCGGTATTGTTTACACCTCCTGCAGCAGATTGTACTAATACTAGGTTAGACCCAGAGATTTTAGTAAATTGCTTGTGGATTACAGCTGAACCAGATTCTGCACTTAATTCAAATGCTCTAATTCCTTCTGCGTCGTAAGCTGGGATAGAAGAAAGAGGTATTAATACCGCTTCGTAATCTGCTAAAGTTAATCCAGCGTCAAAGCCTACATCTTTCAATAAGGCAGCTTGTACTGTTGCAGCAGCTTCTGTTCCTGTTACTTGGTTGATAGTGTATCCGAATTGTCCAGCGCCATAAAGACCTCCAGAAACGTCTACATCTTCTCCCATTTTGTTAGCTCCATCAGTTACGTTACCGTACATGTTTTCGCCGTCTGCTCTTCCGTTTACTCCAGTACCGTACTTAAAGTCTAAGTAGAATACTAGCCCAGAAGGCAAGTTCATTGGTTGTACACTTACGAAGTCTTGCGCTACGATTTGAGCGAATACTTTTCTCACAAGTGGTAAAGCAACACCAGCCCAGTTTTCACCTTGGCCAGCAGTAAAGCCTGAGCCTCCTGCTTGAGTTGCGTTTGCTTCTGCTACGATTTGTTTAGCTTGGTTCTCAAGAATTACAGCCATGTTACCAGCGTGCTTTTCATCAGAGATACCTTCTAACAATCCAGAAGCGCTCCATTTCTCAGCTAAACGAGCAGCATCTGCTTGTACGCTTTTGAAAGTGTTAGAGCTTTCTAATAATTGATTTAATTCCATGATTAATTTTTTAGGATTTTAATTTTATTTATTTTATAATACCAGCTAACTTCTGCATTCTAAGAACAGATTCCGATACATTTCCAATTACTCCTGGTTTACTTGCTGTAATACCAGTTGCTTTAGAAGCAGATCCTTTGTGCTCTTTAATGCTTTTAGTTGTTTCTTTTTTAGTAACAACATTTTCGCTAACTGTTTCAAAAACTAATTTTACTTCTTTAACTGTTTCAGCTTTATCGAAAGCAGCAATAATGTTTACTTTCTGTGATTCTGATAAGTTGTTCGCTTTGAAGATTTTGTTAACATAAAGTAACTTTGAGTTTAGTAAATTAACTTCGTTTAGTTCACTTCTTAAAGTTTCGATAGTTGATAAAGCTTCAGTTAAGTCTTCCTTGATAGTATCGTTAACATTAGATTCTTTGGAATCAGATTCTGCATCGATTTCGTTTTTAGTAGGTCCGTCTTTAACTTCTTCTACTTTGTCGTCGTCTTTTGCTTCATCCATGTCCTTTTCTTTCTTCCCTTCTTCCATATCATCATCGCTTTCGCCTTCTGATACAGCTTCTAGTTCTCTAATTAACTCATCTAGGTCAATCTCTTCTTCGCCTTCTTCACCAGCTAAAGGATCACCTTCGCCTGGTTCTTCAATTGCTCCAGCATCCATATCGTCAGCTCCCATTTCAGGTTCCATCTCAGCTTCACCAGCGCCCATTTCTTGGCTAATGATGTCTCTGATTAAGTCTTTGAAATCTTCTACTGATAGATCTTTTAGATCTTCGTCTTCTGCTGGCTCTTCTAATTCGTCTTCTGCTTCCTCAGGAGCTTCTTCTCCGTCAACGTCCGCTTCTACTTCTTCTTCTTCGTCTTCTGCTTCTTCTACAGCTGCAAATTCTTCCTCTACTGTTTCGTCTTTGTCGTCTTTAGCAGGAGCTTCACTAACTTCTTCATCTTCAGATTCTGTTACTGCTACTTCGTCGACGTCTTTGTCTTCCATCTCTTGAAGTTTTGCAGCTAACATATCTTTTAAATGAGGAGTCAATGACTCTTCTAAAGCTTCCTTAGCGTTAGCAATAGCGGCTTCTCTTACAGACTTAGCTTCAGCAATAGCTTGCTTGAATAAATCTTTGTTTGCCATTTTTTAAAAATAATGTGTGGTTTCTACGATTATTATAAATCGTAATAGAAAATATAATTTTTTGTTGATGCCATATAAGATGATGGCATATTCGTATATAAATATATACTTATTCCGGAAAACTAAGTAAATGTAAAAAAATTATACAAGACTAGCTAGCTTAGGTGCTAACTTTTTAACTGCAAGTATAAGTTCGTCTGCTTTTACCCCTGAAAGTCCTGCTTCAACTGCACCGAGTATAGGGCTGCCAGATGTT